GATGTAACTTTCCGAACTTCAAAGATACAAGCTGATTATGATGTTAAAGCAGAACATTCCTGTGAGCATTTCGTGGGCGACATTGAGCTGCCCGGTAAATGGAACATAGGCTTGATAGTGGGGGGGGTCTGGAACAGGTAAGACCACCATAGCGAGAGAACTATTTGGCGATAATTACATCAGACAATTTGAATATACGCACAAGTCGGTAATAGACGATATGCCTAAATGCAGCATGAAGGACATCGAGAAGATGTTCTATGCTGTTGGCTTCGGTTCTGTTCCGTCATGGCTGAAGCCGTATTCAGTATTGAGTAACGGTGAGAAAATGAGAGTCGACCTTGCGCGCGCGATGCTTGAAAAAGATTTCGTGTGCTTCGATGAGTTCACTTCAGTAGTAGACAGACAGGTGGCACAGACTACTTGCATCGCAATTAATAAGGCTGTAAAGCGATCAGACAAACAGTTCGTAGCTGTCACCTGTCATTACGATGTGATGGAATGGCTTGAGCCTGACTGGGTGTTCGATACGAACACAATGAAAATGGTTTTTCAATCAGCCCGCGACAGAAGCAAGAATTCACTGTCAGAAGGTGCGGGCGAGAAGAATGGCGAAAGTTTAGGCGTTATCACTATCTGAATACTGATTTACCGAGCGCGTCTGTTTGCTTCGGTCTTTATGATCGTGACAACATCGTGGGCTTCTGCGCTGTGCTACATCAACCACACTCGTTGAACGCCAAACTGAAACGGTGCAGTCGATTGGTCATATTACCCGATTATCAAGGCATAGGACTCGGCACACAGTTTCTTAATTTTGTGGCTGAATACTACACGCAGTTGGGCTTCGATTTCAGGATCGTGACGAGCGCGAAGAACATGATTCACGCATTGAACAAGTCTGAACGGTGGAAGCTGGTAAGGTGGGGCGTCAACAGATGCAACTCGCCTAAAAGCAAAATCGACAATAACAGAAAGTCAATGCGAACGAATTGTCAGACGGGGGGGTACAGATACGTATGACTAAAAAGTCAGCATCATTCTTTCCGAGCATGAGAACGCAATGCACGACAGCATCATTCGTGTACGTGAATAATTCAACGTATAACGAACGATAATGATTATATTGATTAACTAATCAACTTAAACTTAAAACCCGCTTAAACCTAAAATAAATGGATTACAACAGCAAGCGGTGGCAACGGCTACGTGAACGAGTATTAAAGCGTGACAACTATATGTGCCAATATTCTAAAAGATACGGCAGACGCAAACAGGCGAATACTGTACACCATATCTTTCCTGTAGAATCTTTTCCAGAATATCAGTGGTGTGAGTGGAATCTTATTTCATTATCAGCTGAAGCTCATAACATGATGCACGATAGAGATAGTCACGAACTAACAGAAGAAGGGCTATTGTTACAGCATAGGTTAGGTAGGCAGGGATATCCGCCAAAGAAGTAATTTTTTCTTGGCAGGATCCCCCCCACCTTCCGCGCTGATTTAACGCCAACCATACAACGTCGCATACCCACATTTATACATAAGGCGAGTTTTTGAGTTAAAGGGTATTAAAACGGACATAAAAACATCATGAAAAAAGAAGAATGGCGCGAAAAAATAACAAATTCCTGTAAAAGTGCAGGAACATACCGGGAATATTTTGAGAGCGTCATTGACACTTTAGCGGAAACACTTGAAGCGAGAGACGATGCGCGAGCGAAATACTACGCTTCTGGTGCCAATGCGGTAGTCACACATACGAACAAAGGCGGGAACACTAACATAGTTAAGAATCCCGCTCTTGTTGTCGTTGATGACCTAAACAAAACAGCACTCGCTTACTGGCGGGATTTAGGATTGACTCCCGCTGGGCTGAAGCGAATCAACGAGGACGCGATGAAGGGAGACCCGAACAAGCCGTCCTTGAGCGGAGTGCTTAAAGATTTAGGTATATGAAAGCAAAAGACTATACAGGAACAGCGAAGCAATACGCGCTTGATGTAGTCGAAGGAAAGAAGATAGCAGGTGCCGAAGTGGTGCTCGCCTGTCAGCGGTTCCTTGACGATCTTGAGCGTGATGATATCGAGCTGAAGCCAAGAGACCCGAACGCAGTCTTATCCATCATGGAAGGTTTCTTTGTGCATCAGCAGGGCGAGGACATACACGGCAGACCTTTACTCGGTCAGCCGTTTTTACTTGAGCCGTGGCAGATATTCTGCGTGGTGAATCTGCTCGGATGGTATTACACCGGGACTGATGAAAGGCGGTTCAAGGAAGGCTGGATACAGGTAGCGAGGAAGAACGGAAAGACATCTTTCATAGCTGCCTTGGCTTTCGCTGTCGGCATATTACAAAGAAGAAGCGGTTCAAAGGTTTACATCGTAGCGAACGCACTGAAGCAAGCCCTTGAAGCGTTCAACTTCCTAAAATTCAACATTGACTATAAGGGATTGAAGAACGATCCAGACATAAGGGTGCTGGACAACTCATTCAATCATTCAATAGATTATCAGTTCCGAGATGAAGAGGGAAAGCCTGACGGGCTGTTGAGTGTCAACGCACTTGCAACTAATCCCGACTCGCAGGACTCATTCAACTGCAACTTTGCCATAGCTGACGAGGTGGCTGCCTACAAGAAAGCAGCGCAGTATAACCGATTCAAGGAAGCTATGAAGGCATACCGTAACAAGCTGATGATAGGCATTACCACAGCAGGAGATAACGCTAACTCATTCGGTTACAGAAGAATGGAATACGGCATAAAGGTCGTGAACGGAACAATAAAAGACGACTCGCTGTTCGTTATGATCGCACGTGCCGATCAAACGGAAAACGGTGAAGTCGACTACACGAATCCTATACAGCATCAGAAAGCTAACTTGAGTTACGGCGTGACAGTATCGCCCGAGGACTTGATGAACGAAGCGATGCAAGCACAGAACGACCCGCAACAGCGGAAGGATTTTCTGTCAAGGTCGCTGAACATATACACGACAGCAATAAAGGCGTACTTCGATATAGAAGAGTTCCGAAGAAGTGACGAGCAATACAACTGGACACTTGAAGAACTGCGGAAGTTGCCTATCCAGTGGTACGGCGGTGCTGACTTGTCGAGGACTTACGACCTCACAGCAGCTGCACTTGCAGGTGAGTATAAAGGAACGCTGATAATAATAACTCACGCTTTCTTCCCGGTGACACAGGCAGCGAGGAAAGCGGACGAGGACAACATACCGTTGTTCGGTTGGGCTGACGATGGCTGGCTGACTATGTGCAATTCTGAAACGGTCAACTATTCAGATGTGGTCAACTGGTTCTGCGATATGCGGAATATGGGCTTCAACATCAAAGTAATAGGTCAGGACAGGAAGTTCGCAAGGGAGTTCTTCCTGCTGATGAAGTCCAAGAAGTTCAAGATCGTAGACCAACCACAGTATTACTATGTGAAGTCACAGGGCTTCAGACATATCGAAAAGGCAGCCAAAGACAAGAAATTATATTATCTGCACTCTGAAGCGTATGAGTATTGTGTTCAGAATGTAAGAGCGATAGAAAAAACAGACGATATGGTGCAGTACGAAAAGGTATCACCAGAGCAGAGGATAGACTTATTCGATGCTTCTGTGTTCGGTACTGTGCAGTTATTGGAGAATATGGAGAAACGAGAAAAAGCTCGGGAATGGTGGGGAACTAAATGAGCATAATGGATTATTTCAGAAATGCGGGCAAGATAGGAAACGTTCGCACTTCGACTACCAAGAGCAACAGTATGGTCGGGATCCTGCTTGGCGATGATGATACAAGTTTAGCTTGTACGGGTTATACATCGCTCGCAGACAATCCCGAAGTGTTCACAGCTTGTCGTAAGATAGCGACTCTCATATCGAGTATGCCGATAATGCTGATGGAAAACGGCAAGAGTGGCGATACAAGGATATTCAATGAGCTGTCACGTAAGCTGGACATCGAACCTAACAGGAACATGACAAGGCGTACTTGGATGGAAGCTATCGTGATGAATATGCTCCTGTACGGACGCGGTAATTCGGTCGTAAAGGTGTACACCTCAAGAGGTTACATAACGACGCTTGAGCCTATATCAGCATCAAGGGTTTCATTCGCACCGAGTCCGACCGGCAGGAAGTATCAAATATTCATTGACGGGAAATTTTACGATCCTGACGATGTACTTCACTTTGTCGATAATCCCGACAGGTTATATCCGTGGATGGGCAAGGGTGCGACTGTGGTGCTTTCAGATGTTGCCAATAATCTGAAACAGGCAAGCGTCACAAAGAAGGGCTTTATGAGTTCCAAGTGGAAGCCGTCAATCATCGTGAAAGTCGATTCGATGATAGATGAGTTCTCAAGTCCAGAAGGCAGACAGAAGCTACTTGATTCATACGTAAAGAGTTCCGATGTAGGCGAGCCTTGGCTTATCCCTGCGGAGCAGTTCGAAGTCGAACAGGTGAAACCGCTGTCACTTGCCGACCTTGCTATCTCTGATTCGGTAGAGATAGACAAACGGACAGTCGCTTCTATACTCGGTGTACCGCCTTTTGTTTTAGGTGTGGGCGAGTATAACAAAGATGCGTGGAACGCATTTATAGCGAATACAGTCCGAGTGATTGCAGAAGAAATAGAGCAGGAAATAACACGTAAGCTGATACTCAATCCTAAATGGTACGTCAAATTCAACATATTGAGTTTGATGGACTGGGATATCCAGACCATCGCGAATGTTTTCGGTTCTTTGTCTGACAGAGGATTCGTAACAGGTAACGAAGTACGTGACCGCATCGGTATGAGTCCTGTGGAAGGACTGGACGAGATGCGTGTCCTTGAGAATTACATCGGTTGGGATTATTCGAACAAGCAAAAGAAGTTAGTACAAGAAGGTGACGAATAAATGGCATTACTTTGTAACAACTGCGAAGTAAAAGGAAAAACGCATCAGATATGGTGCAAGCATACGGGCGAACCTTGTCTGCACGTTCGGTACTGTGCGGTATCAATGAAATACTATCAGACGGACGCAGCTGCGTTTTGCCCGATGAAAAAGGAGAAAGACGATGGAAAGAAGTAACAGACAGATACGTTCCATAGCATCTGATTTTAAAACGAGGGAAGACGGTGAAGAACTTCGCATTGAAGGATACTTCGCCGTTTTTAATAGTGACTACGTTATTTCGGACACGATGAGTGAGTCGATCGCACCGGGAGCATTTAGCGGTGCTCTTGATGCTGATGTGAGAGCGCTTATCGACCACGAAACGATGTACGTACTGGGACGCACACAGGCGGGAACGCTTGAACTGCGCGAAGATGAAAAGGGTCTGTGGGGATCCATTCTGATCAATCCGAACGATCAGGACGCGATGAACCTCTACTCAAGAGTCCAGCGTGGAGATGTGAACCAGTGCTCATTTGGTTTCGACATTCTTGCCGAAGAAACCGACTTCGAAGGTGAGAACGTACACTGGACGATAACAGCGGTCAAGCTGTACGAGGTATCTGTATGCACTTTTCCCGCCTATGCTGAAACATCAGTACAGGCAAGAGAAAAAGATTTTGAAGAAGCGAAGAGACGTCAGATTGAAGTATATAAGACTGAACTTCGCTCAAAGTTGAAAGGAGAAAACTAATGGCATTAGGACATTGGCTAAAAGATTATCTCGGACCGAAAGCGTCTGGTGAAGGCGGTGGTGGTACAGGAAGTAAGGTAGTTCGCATTGGCGCTACTTTTGATGCTCCGACACAAGCATACACGGTAAATTCCGCTGATGCGACATATGCGGAGTTACAAGATGTTTTGTCGAACGGAGAACCTGCCACATTCTTTGTGGACGTAAACGTGGTAGCGAACGGTTCTGTAGTTGATAATTACAAACTTTTTACTTCCGTTAGCACACTCGACAAATACAGAATCGTAGGTTTTTTTACTAGGTTCGAAATTACGAATACAAACATTAAGACTTTGCAATCGTATGTTATCAGTTGGAGCAAAGACGCAGAACTTCCAACACTGACCGAGATACAGGCTACTTTGAGTTAGCTAACCCACTTCATCATATGTCATAACAACACGAAACACTAAATCTTAACTAACAAGGAGAAACAAATATGTTAAGAGCACTCATGATCAAAAAGTCTCTCGACGAAAAGCGTTCAGCACTCGCAAAGCTGACCGAAGGTGTTGGCTTCGAAAAGCGTGAAGCTGAACTCGCAGGAATGATCGAAGAGATTCAGACACAGGAAGAGCGCGATGCTGTCAATGAGGAAATCGAGAAGTTCGAATCCGAAAAGGCAGATTTTGAAGCGCAGAAGAATAAGCTCGATGAGGAAATCAGAGGGCTTGAGAAGGAGCTTGATGAAATCGAAGCTGATGAGCAGAAGGCTCCAGAACCTATTGACGAAACAAAGGTTGAAAGAAAGGAAAACAAAACAATGGAAACAAGAAAGTTCTTCGGAATGAATTCACAGGAAAGAGATGCGTTCTTCAAGAGAGATGACGTTCAGAACTACCTCGCAGATGTAAGAACCTGCATGAAGGAGAAGAGAGCGCTCTCAAACGTCGGTCTGACAATCCCGGAGGTAATGCTCGGACTCCTGCGTGAGAACGTAATCGAATATTCAAAGCTTTACAAGCACGTAACAGTAAGAGCTATCAACGGCGAAGGCCGTGAGGTAATCATGGGCGTAGTTCCAGAAGCTGTATGGACAGAGTGCTGTGCTAACCTCAACGAACTCGATCTCGGCTTCTTCGATACCGAAGTAAACTGCTGGAAGGTCGGCGGATTCTTCGCTGTATGCAACGCTAACCTTGAGGACAGCGACATCGCACTTGCAAGCGAGATCCTCACCGCACTCGGACAGGCTATCGGTCTTGCACTTGATAAGGCTATCCTCTACGGAACAGGAACAAGAATGCCTATGGGTATCGTAACAAGACTCGCACAGACAGCTGCTCCTGCAGACTATCCTGCAACAGCAAGAGCATGGGCTGACCTGCATACAAGCAACATCGCTTCCGTACCTGCTGACACAGCTGATGCTGACCTGTTCAAGGCTATCGTACTCGCAAGCGGTTCTGCAAAGAGCAACTACAGCAGAGGTGAGAAGGTATGGGTCATGAACGAAAAGACTTATACATTCCTCATGGCAAACGCTCTTACAATCAACGCTAACGGTGCAATCGTATCTGGCGTTGAGGGCGGTATGCCTGTAGTCGGCGGAGTTATCGAGGTTCTGAACTTCGTACCTGACGATGTTATCATCGGCGGTTACTTCGACCTGTATCTGCTCGCAGAGAGAGCCGGTCAGAAGTTCGCTACTTCAGAGCACGTAAGGTTCCTGCAGGATCAGACAGTATTCAAGGGTACTGCAAGATATGACGGTACTCCTGTTATCGCAGAGGGCTTCGTAGCAATCGGTCTGAACGGAACTACTCCGAACGCTACAATGACATTCGCGCCAGTACAGGGGGAATAACAGACGGGGAGAACGGAGCTGACACTCTCGACCTTCACACGCTCACTAAAAAACAGCTTCTTGCTGTAGCTGATGAGAACGGGGTCGAGGGTGTTTCTTCTCGTATGACTAAAGCTCAAATCATAGATGCCATCGAGGAGGTTTAGTTATGAACGAATCAACAATGCTTCAGATGCTCAAAATAGACCTCGGCATTACTACTACGGCATATGACGAAAGGCTCTCACAGTACCTTACAAGCGCGAAAGACGCCATAACGAAAGAAGGTATCACTCTTGATGATTCCGTCATTTCAGACGGGAATCTCGTCGTTATGTACGCAGCGTGGATGTGGCGCAAGAGGGACACTAACGAAGGTATGCCGAGAATGCTTCGGTGGCAACTCAATAATCGTTTATTTGGTGAAAAGGTATAGATATGGACGATGTGATCAAACTGTTATCTTCGACCTATACGACAGATAAATACGGCAATCAGATCGAGAACGTAACCACAAGGCAGGTGTTTTGTGATGTGCGTTCTGTAGGACGTACTGAATTCTATCAGGCAGCACAGAATGATATGCACCCGAGTTATGTTTTCTCTATATCACATTATATGGACTATAGCGGCGAGAAAGAATGTCTGTATACTGATTGGACGGGTACGGAGAAAAAGTACAGCATAACGCGAACTTACCGCACTGGTGACCGCATCGAACTTACTGCG